TGCTTTTCATTACGAAATACGCTGTGGTCTTCCTTGGGGTTACGCCAAGTATTTGTATCCCAGGTATGAATAAAGAAATCTGTTTCAATATCCTGTCCAGTCACTGGGTGACTAACATCAAATACAAAAAATCGTTTAATATTTTCAACACAGGATTTCCAGTGTCTAGCCTGACCACTGAAACATACTGCTATTCTAAATTTATTAGATGAGCTCATGACCGCCTAATCCTCCATCCAGGCCTGCTGCCAACTTTCTTTGAATATAATCACTTTGTCTATAGACTTTTGGGTCTATTGATATGGGTCTTACATTCATACGCAACATCTTTGCATAAAAATACAATGCATGCTCCGTAGACACGTGATTTTCATTAAAGGACCTGCGCCCTATTACTGGTAACCAACGATAAAAATCACAGATCCTATCAAAGGTAACGCTGTCTGCATACCAAAATATATCGCCCATTCTATGAAATGGATACTGGCTGTTATCTTTGCCTGTGTGACAGCTATAGAATGTATTGTATTCTGGATACACTAAGTCTTTGCTTTCGTCCGAAAGGAACCAATTTATTTGATGATCATCAAAAAATAAATCATATCTCATTCTAAAACAGATGTCATAACGAAATCCATGCTCTATCTCATACTGCTTTTTCAAATGTGCACTATACATGACTGCATAGAACTGGCTGGCAGCCCACTCCAGAGAAGTGCCGCCGTGTCTTTCTTGCTGGTACTCAGCCCATTTTCGTAGTTCTTTGGCACGACTTTTACTGTGCAGTTCGTCATGAAACATATACCTAACAGGATTAAGTGAAGATAAAAATGTGGTTTTTTCTTCTGCACTTAGCGGGACGCCTTTGATTGTTATATAATCATCAACAAGTTGTTTACTAACGGCACCATCTGCGGCTAAAACTGCATGCGGTGGAGTATTGAAATCCCAAGCGTGGCAAAATGTATCTATCGTTTCTACATCGTATTTGTCTTTAATTTTGCTGATAAGTTTTTGCCAAGTAGGATTGCATTTATCCCAGGTCCTTGGTTGACCGCTAAAACAAAGTGCTATTTTCATATTTGTGTATTTAATATGTTTCTTCGTACAATTTTTATTGTGTTATCCTTAAAGGGTCGTATTTTAATATTGTTTGCTGCAAGATATTCTGCATGGTGGGACTGCCAGTCTGTGCTGTTCTTTTTTGATTCTCGTTCTATGGCAAAGTCGCAGGTAGTATCAATAACTTCACTGCTACCCAACCAGCACACATCTTCTATGGCATTGGGGAATTTATTACCGAAATCAACAACATATAGCATGTCTTTTTTAGTGCCGATATAATTCATATCCTGTTCTAGAGTTCTGTCCTCTCCGAAATCTATGTCAAATCGTAGTCGCATAACAAGATTGTATTTACTGTTACTCAGGTACTCGTAATTTCTTTTTAATTGATTTGATTCCCAAATACTTTGAAACATAGGTATTTGTGCATGGCAATAGCCTTCTCTCATTATCACACGTTTATAATGAATATTTTGATATAAATCAAAATTATCCACTCTCATATCAATGGGATCGTATATTTTTACAATCTCGTTAAACTCGAATTTTTCTACTGATCTGCGTATGTCTGCCACATTAGCAATATCGGCATGTTCCGTTGCGTGTGTGCTCATTGTTTCGATATCCCAGGTATGTATAAAAATATCTACTGTATCACGCAGATGGCCTATATATTTTAACAGGCTTTCTGAGTTTTCAATGCCAGTTCTAATCTGCCCGCTAAAACAAATAGCAATCCTGCCTGTTAGATCCATTATTAATTACGTTTCCAATAATTATAAAGTTCTGTGAATTCAGGAAATGTCGCCAAGAAATCCGTGCCACGTCTACGATCATGCTCGTCGACAAATGCCACAAAGTCTTTGTGTTCTATTGCCACTCTACTACCCAAAGAACCTACATCTTTTTTAGTTAGCATTAACTCATATAAACGCTTAAACTTGTCTGCTTCCCAGACTGCGAATCCAGAATTTTCTTCATCTGTTGTTAAATTTGCATAAGCAAAATCAACCTGTTCTTTTACCTTATCCGCCCAGCTATTAGGCAGTATGAAAATCGCTTGGTGCGGTGGGTAACGCAGATACGGTGTGTCTAGTATAAGAGGATGGCGTCTACCATTAATTCCGCCATATTTTTTCTTGATTACAAGTACGTCTTTCATGAAGTCTAGGTAACTGCCCAAACTCAGTGCATTGTACGTACTCATTATAGTAAACGTGCATTCAGGCACAGCGTCCAACATTTTTTGTATGTTAGTCAACCATTGTTCATAATCTAAGCCATCACGAATATACTCTGCGGCTGGACCATGGGCATCACAGCTAGTGAAAATTTTAAACTTTTTTACTTTGCCTTCTGCACATATATGCTTTACTTTTTCTATGAACTTATCTAGTACAGAATCCGGAATACACATATTGCTATTAATACTTAGATCCAGATCTGGATTAGGATTTTCTATGATATAATCAAGTACTCTGAATGTATCCTTGGCCAGCAAGGGTTCACCGCCAGTGATGCGAAAATGTTGAAGATCTTTATAAATGTCTGGCCACCATTGCCAAAATGCTTCAACATATGGATTATATTGGTTATGCGGTATGGGTAGCTTGTCTGTCTTTTTAAGCCATTCTATATCTGCAAATTTATTGCTGGTGGGATAAGCGCCGTGTTGTTTGATTTCTTCCATCCAGGAACTACTGACTTCTGGAGTACAATAGCTACACTTAAAATTGCAGACACTGCTAAAACTTACTTCTAAATAACTGGGTGCAACATCAAAGTCCCAGGGCTTGGTAGCACACTCACTGAGATGCTTACGTGCCCAGCTGTCACTGCTTTTGTAAACTCGATCACTTATGGCATCTGCGCCACTGTCTTCTACGCGCCAACAATATTCGCACTCTGGTGGACGAGTGCCAGTTAACATCATCTTTCTCTGTTTCTTTTTATAACTCGTATTATGTAATGCACTGGGATTGACTGTAATTTCCTCCAGTGGGATCTTGTGTGTGGTTGGATGATGACAACTATGTGTATGCCCGGTTTGCAAATGCAGTGTTACTTGTTTCCATTTGGCTATACAGAAACTATCACTTACTGAATTTAGTTCATCTCTAAATTGATATAATGGGTTTGTCATTCTATTGAATTATCTACTTGTGTTTCTTTTATTAATGCGCCTAATCGCGGAGGATTTATCCAGCTTTCCTTGAAGAACTTACTACCGTTTACGTCTAATTCTGCGATTTCAAAACCCAGTCTACTACGTAATACTTCTCCTAGTTTGAATATCTCGTCTTGCAATTTTTTCTTGTCGTATACCCAGCCTGTTGCTAGGCATCTTTCATTGCCGCCGGCGAACTGTGGCTGAATACTTTCTTTCCAAAATGCGTCATGCCATTTAAAATCACGAACATTCTTAAAATCAAATCCTTCTCTGGACAGATTAGTCATGTATGCACCCAGTCTAGTTCCAAACATAGCCCATAAACCATTTTGTACATCTGCGCCCACACTGGACCATACCAACAAACGCTTATAGTTTCTTTCGTGCACTCGTTCCTTGATTAATCGTGGATCAACAGTAACACCACCGTCCAGTGTTAACTTAACACCTTCTCTAAAACCTGCGCGATAAGCCTGATATGCACTGCCATTATTATGAACATCGCAGTAGATATTATTCATTTGATGATAATAGATATCCCAGCAAAAGTCAACCTGTGCTTTGGCATCATCGGCAGCTTCATGAGTTTTCATTTGTTCTACCACATGTTTTGGCCACATTTTGATACCGCCATTACCATAAACGAGTCCGTTGATTATATTTTTGCCAGCCCAGCTAACTACATCGTGTTTGCCTATTTTATTCATATCCAATTCAATATTGAAAAAATCTTCATGCACGATATTATCTGCATCTACAGTAATAAAGCGTTCTGTTTCTGCTACTTTGGCAGCGGCTTTATGACATGCATCGCTGCCATAAACGCCGTGTATACGCTTGGCCCAGGGGGCTTTTGTTTGTAGATCTGCATAATTTTTATCTGCGTTTGGTTCATCCAAACTCATAAAAACAATATCAAAATCTGTAATCGGTACTAACATCGCTGTCCTCTAAGTATATATGTAAGTGGTCTGTAATCACACTGGCGGGTCTATTAAAATTTATATCAATCTCTAAAACGCCGTAGTTATTTAACGATGCACTAGGGATTTTTTTCACGTCGTATAACACTGTTGGATTTTCTTTGTCGAAAAAATAAAATGTGATTTGTTCATTGATTTTATAACTGCTGGTATTCATCATAATACTTTGAATTATCATACTGTCTTCTTTTTGTTTGTAAACTATCTGTGGTCTACTAACTTCATTTTCTAGAACACTATGTTGCATATTATTCAATGAATATGTAAGTCTCAGATCGTTGTCATAATATACAAATGCTATTTTTTCAAATTCTTCCTGACTGTCGGGCAACCAGGCGCAGTTAAATTCCAGTGTTTCCAGGGTGCATAACTCAAATACATTTACAACCAATTTGTCGAACAAACGTGTTCTATCTGTAGAATCCATGCAGAATATGCTGATACTTATATTGCTTCGCTGAAGGCTTTCTTCTGTGGACCAGTCCGAAGATACATATTTCTTAAACTTGTCATAGTCTATTTTAATTCGTATTTTTTTAAAAACTAAATCGCAGTATAAGTGAATAGGCCCAATTGTATCTGCGCTGGCAAATACATAATCGAATTCGGTTTTTTTGGACATTCTATCATTTAGACTGATATCATAATTCTTGGTCAAGTTATCATATATTACGCTTATTTTTGATAGTGGGCATTTGCCAGAAAAAATATCAGCTACTAGATCTACTTTGGATGTTGCCAATATAGCATGCCTGATATTATTCGTAGTTTCCCTGTGTTCCGGTGTTATTTCTACTATGTGCCTAGTAAGTTTGTTATACTCTATGTAAAATCTTTTTAGTTTGTTTTCTCTACGTTTTAATAGTCGCGGCTGTAAATCAAATTCCTCTTGTTCACTGTCCTGATCCTTTAACTCAAGAACAGGCTTTGACCAATCGAACTCACTCATCGTTGTTCTTGAATACTTTCTTTATTTTATCTGTTAACCAGCCTGTATGCTGATATCTAATGAGACCAAGTTGAATAAAATTTTCTATTTTAATTTCTGCTTCGTCGGTTACCCAATAATTTAAAAACCTTGACCATGGCTCTTTACTCCAATGCGGAGACCAGTGGTTCATTTCCTGAATACTGAGATCTATAGAATTTACAAAATCAAACTCCATGATCTTATCCTGCGAAGTTTTTCTAATAAAGGACATTACCCATTCTATCCAGAGAAACTCGGGGAAATATGGCAAGTAAAGTTCTTGGCTTTCGCGCTGTTTTTCCAGTGCCCATGCAGTGGCTTCTTTCTGATTATAGGATCCGCATATTTTTAAAGCGAATCCTAGTATATCACATGCGTCTTTGTCTTTGTTAAAATATACTGCATTAAGATTGGTAGCAATGCCAAAGGATTTTAATTCCATGGAACCTGTCCAGTAAGCATTACCGGGTGATGTTTCCCCGGCAAAATTATGTTTGTTTTTTGGTACTACAACTCCGGCAAGACCCCTAAGTGATTCCCAGACGTCAACATTAAACTTAGTTAATATTTGATCTGGCAGAAACGCAATGGTTTTATCAAAAGGACTTTTTAACAAACTATAGAAATAGTTGAACGTGTTATCATCGCAGATGCCTTCGGGGACTATAATACTATCTACCCCGCGAAGTCCTTTAAATTCTTTATTTGCCACTGCCACTACACGCCTGGTTTTATCTATGGCTTTGATCGAGCAAGCCAATAATTCAACTTGCGTGACAGTGTCATCATTCAATAACGGTATTAAGTAACCTTCACTCATAAGCTAATTTAAATAATTCTTTTTCGTGCCTTAAGATCGCCTTTTTATTCATAACATGGACGTTCTCATTTTTAATTCTACTACAGATATTTTTCCAGGGTTCCTTGGGATCTGGACACAAAAGAACATAGTCGTTTAATTGATCAAATTTAACTATGTCGTCGATTTGTTCACTGAATCTCATAACCTTTCCAGGCAGTTGATCTGTAAATGAACTTTTAACTTGTCCGTTTAGTAAATGCACTGCAATGCTGGCGGCATAGTCTGTTCTAAAAAGTCTACCTGGAAATTTGTACAGCCACTTATAATAATCATAGTTTTCTTTGACATGTTCCCAGATACCAAAAAACAATCTGGCAGCTTCACTGTCTTTGTTCCAGTAAACAACTGTACTCCACCACATGTCAATACCATCCGGATGCAATTTTTGTTCCCAGATACGTGGTTCATAGTTTCTAACACTGATTGCATCTTTGTACATGGCAAGATCACTGTTAGTTTCAAATATAAGATCTAGAGTATTGTTGCCTATAAAATAATCAACGTCGATCATCAATGTTTTTTTATACGGGCTCTTGTGAAAGATTGTATGTTTATTTTTATTATTAAACTGTGTTACGAATTCAGTCCATGGACTATCTCTGTGACTTCTAGTATTGCGTTCATGTTCTATTTCTTCGACAATGACATTGTCAAAAGTCATTTTTATTAACTCTGTGCCAATGTTTGCTTGCAATTCTCTATATGATGGTAAATCTGTCATCAAAGTAACATGATTGTGCTTCATATATTTTTTTACTGATCTTGCGGCAATGCAGGCCAGTTTTGTATAATCCAGAGTTGGATTATTATAAGCTATTAACAATACACCAGTGTCAAATTCAGAATTAAACATTTAGCCCCACTAGCTTTTTGGTATCTCTCATTTTTTTAATTTTTTCATGCTCAACATAATATTCATTGAGCGCTTCTGTGTATAGGCTCATTAACCTACTATGAAAATCTAATAGATCTGTGATCATTACAGGATTTTCATTGTCATCTAAGAATACATATTTTTTTACACCTAGATCCAGTAACTGTTTTACGAAATTTATCAGTTCCAATCTGGATGTAAACATATGACCATTATAGCCTATGGTTAGCATAGTATTCATACGCTGTTTGAGATTTTGTTTTTGATTGTTTAGTGTAAGTCTGAAATTACTAAATTCCAGTGCTTCTTTGAGCTTGTCATCCATAAATTTGCTCCATTATATGCTGTGTTAATATTTAGTTGGCAAAAATTAAAAACCTAAGAGTTTTAGGTTTAGATAATGGTATTAGTGTTTAGACAACAGATCCAGAAAATTGTGGATTGTTTATTGAAAAGGAAACTGTACCAGAAGATTTACTGATTGCCTTACTGCTTTGAATATATAATGTATGTGTGCCTTCGGTGAATTGTGCCGCAGCATTTTCTAAACTGACATCGATGATTAGTTTTACAGAACCAGTTTGATAGTCACTGCCTGTTTCTGGCACTATCTTCCCAAATACTTTGATACGTTTAGACCCATTGGTGCCATAACCATATCCGTAGCCATATCCGTAGCCATAGCCATAACCACCATAGCCATAACCACCATAGCCATAACCACCATTGCCATTTTGCGTACATGTTAATAATAACATATTGGCGTCAGTTAAATGTTCAAAACCTTTATTTTCGCTGATTACGTTTGATGTTGTGCTCAGTGTATTTCTAAGTGCCAGACTCACTGTGCCCAAGCGTGTATATGCTGAAGCCCAGGACTCATCTACAGAATTACCGCTAGATTTTTCAAGATATAGTTTGACGACACCGCCACTGTTAAAATAATATCTAGCATGGTCATAGTCTGGAAAAGTTAATATAGTTTGAAATACAACACTGGCATCAAATGGTGTTGTCTTGGCCAGGGCTCCCAGTTCTGTGATCGCCGTTTGTCCCAGTGCGGCTTCATTTTTCTGGGGAGTTATGTCCTCGATCACAGTTTCAATATCATTCCAGATTGCCGCTGTAATTTTTTGACCAGTGATAACTCTATCTAATTCGTATTGTGATCCAACATGCTCGGCGCTGATATTAACACGATCCACTAGTTCGTTGACTACGCCGGCGGTTATTTTCATTCCTATTTCTACATTATTTGCAGAGCTATTACCCCAGCCAAACTCTTGATTTAATCTATCCGATTCGGCAGTAGCTGGAGCTGCATTAGGGAATACATCTGCAAATACTTTGTTGATACCAGCAGCTAGATTGTTATAATCTATTGCTGTTATCTTTTGACCCTTTTCTACTGCCAATTTATTTTACTCCAACTGCTACTTCTACTGCACCTATAGAATCGTCATGCTTTGCGCTAATTGCTCGTCCCACCACTGACACAGAGTCTGATTGATCAGTAGCCATACCCACACCGGGGATGTCACTAGCAACAATACGCTGCCCCTTTTTAACTGGACCTTTAACTACACAAGGTACTCGACCTTTCAATGCCACGGGATAAGCGTAATCTGCCATTTTCATCTTACTGTTCAATAAGAAACCAGGTGCAGTTGATATAATACCAAACACTTGATCGTCAAACTCCTGTGTTGTTTTTGTGATCTCTTGTTCGCCGCCCAGTTTAACTATGTTACCTGGGACTAATAGATCATCAGCAATATAAATCTCTGCCATGTCAGCGAATTCTGCTTCCAAAGATCTACCTCTTATCAGGAAGTTTGCAAAGTCACCTGCGGTCGGGTCCGAATCTCCGTCATTCATAGTAATACCCGCGCCAATTAGCGGAAATCTGCCTTGTAAACCGGTGTCCGCATGCGGTATATACTGTGCCGCATCTGAACTAATGATCGCTACTATTACACTGTTAACTTTGACCTTGATAGCGGAATGCATTAAGTTATTTTCATCTTTGATAGCAGACGTTTCAAAACCTGTTGCAGGTCCACCTATTGTATTTTTGCCGCCGATTGGAAACCAACCATCTGCTGTACCTGTTGCGTTAACGTATAAAACGTCTTCTGTGCTTTTATACCACAACTGTCCAATTATTGGGTTTGGTGGCGCAGTTGGATTGCTAAAATGCTCTAGTAATGCAACTAGATTTTCAGCCATTACTTCACCATAGCTGGGGAAATTTTTACCCAACAACTTAAGACTGGTGGATGTAGAGTCTAATTGTCTATCAGGTATGATTGCCAGTCGTTGTTGGTTTGTTTTTGTTACGTCATATGCCATGCTACGCTATTCCTTTTATATATTTACCATTTTATGTTATACGTATACGCAACGTATAAACGACTTGTATTGTACGGTTTGCACTTTTCTGCACAGGATGAAAAACAATGTGACTCAATAAGTAACCGTTGTTAAGCTCAGATCCCTTACTCTTTAAGCCAATCTCATTGAAAACGAACTCCCCGGCAAAGTCTGCTGCCGTATCCATGGCCTGTTGATCTACATTGACAAGATTTCCTAGATCACTTGCACTGGGTTCTTCGCGATCTAATGTACAGGTGATAATCAAATCAGAATAACTCAGACCCAAAGTGTGAGCAACTTCTATCTTATTCTTTTGTGAATCAGTGTTTCTAGTATCGGTTGAATCTAGTAATTTAAAGTAGGTCGGGCTAAACAAAGACGCAACCGTTCCGTTATTTAGATTCACTGTTACGTCTTTGTATGTAATATTACCAGTTTCGTCGATAACAATACCACCGTTACCGAAATGCATTTCGAACACGTATTTTCCGTTATTGCCAGCCAGTTGGTTAGCAACAATAATGCTCATTGTTTCTGGGTTGATGGCGTTGTGTTTGTCCACAAAAACTTCTTGAGTAGTTGGGTCCCAAATCTTAACGTGTCCATCTATGTTTATATTCGTATCTTCGATCATTTGTTTATCCTAATGTATTATTTACCATATTATTTAACTAGTACTATAATTCATGATATTTACTGCCGTCAAGTTTTCACTGTCAGCAAGAGACTTACCAGGATCATTATAGAATTGTGTAGTATTATTTAAACTCTGCAAAGGTATATAACCATGCAATTTTGTGCGAGAATTTTCTATATACACCGGAGAATCTATACTGTGATCCTGCATGGTTGTCCCCGCAGTGCATCGTACTAGACCCGATATACCAGATTCCTCTCTGATTGCATACGCTATTCTTTCATTATTTACCCAGATGGCCTGCATGTTTTCATAGCTGGCATCTGGTACATTTGACATGTCAGAAAGTGCTATAAAGTTAACTTCTCCAGTTATCGCAGTGGTCAAAGAAGTTTCATTTAGCAACACTGTGGCAGCCATGGTGTTATTATGGTAATGCTCTCTTACTGTAGTATTTTCATGTGTGATGTTCAGTATCAGATTATCTGTAACATTGCTGTAAACAACTTCTTCACCAAGACCTGTTCTGTGGTACTTGCCTTTAACTGAACCTGTGATTAACTTATCCAATGAACCTGCAGGTATACCACTGTATCCCTTATATATTTTTTCAATTAGTGCGCTGTTGTCAGCCTGATCAGGATCAAAAGGTAAATTATCCCATTTAGCTTGGTCATCATCCCAGCCTACATTAACAAATCTCAGACCGTCCAAGGTAGTACCTAACTGTTCTGTACTACCAAAATCATGCCTGTTATAGTTTAATTGTATGTTAAGTACAGGGAATTCTTCAACAGCAATATTATTGTCTTCTAACTGATTCTTTGATATATCACCGCCTCTGGTCTTATCCCTAAACGCTTTAACAGACTTGTAGAATGTATTTAAAACTGCTAAATTATCTCGTTGTAATTCGTGGTCTCTAGTAAAAGATGCCACTGCTACATTAGTAGATAACACTGTGCTGGCCTTAAGTACCCAATCAACATCTAACTGCTCACTTAACACATAACGCAACATAGCACAGGTTGCATTAACATAATTAACCCTATACTCTTGAACAAATATGTTATAACGTAATGCATCAACTATAACACTGATCTGTGCATTAAGATCGTAGTCCCAGGGTGTATCTCCCCAGACTTCTGAATATACATTTTTATACAGATCATCTACAAATTGTATGGTTCCGTTGTATCTAAAGACAACATCATAGCCGCCGTCTAACTGCTTTTCATATATAACATTTTGTCCTGTTACTTTAACATATTCTCCCTGATAAACGTTTGCATTTAATAGATCCGCCTGTGTGTCAAAAACGTTTGTAATAGATTTCTTATCGTCATATTTACTGCTCTTATAATCAGCGTAATACCATGTAGTTGTCATGTCTATTACTTGATCACCCAGTGTATAATTTGTCTGTGACAAACGTTGATCCCAGTTTTCCAGTCCGTTGGTTAAGTCCATGGTTAGTAGTAACTGGTTTACTTTCTTAATAAATGTGCGTCTAGCTTCTATAGGATCCTTAAACCAAGATTGCATGTACGGTCTAATAGAATTACCCACTCTATTGTAAGGATGCAAGTTGTTTAGGTCTGGCACTCTCTTGTTAGTATAAAATACTTGGTTATTTTCCTGATACTTTAATGTTACAAATGTTGCAAGACTGTCCCTCATTCGCAGGTGCATCCATTCTGGAATAATAAACAATGGATTATTATCGGAAACAAACAACCATTGCTGATTCTTTTCCTCGCCTTTTGATTTTAATTTTATCTGTATTACTGTGCCAGCATCTGTGATCAGATCCGAAACACCTTTGATAATCATAGAATCGTTGCTAACTGGAGCCCACCATGGTATACCCGCTGCACTGGGGTTTAATAGAACTGCACTTAGCTGTGACGCAGAATAAACTCTGGATTTCTTACTTTGTTTTGGGATAGCTGTTTTATTTTTAACCCAAAAATAGTAGACTGTAAAGTTTTGCCCATTGGTCTGTTCTGTTTTTTCTGTCCAGTAATAATTTTTTACACCGGTACTAACATTAAAGTACGCTTCGCCACTGGCAGTGTCACCAAACATGTCCTTTTTATTTTTTACCTGTGATTCCCATTGACTGGGATGCACTGTGCTCTTTGTCCATTCATAGATATCAGGATTTTTATCATTGATTGTTTTACCCCAATACTTAGAACGATCTATGTCGGTACCACTTTCGTAGTCTTCGAACTGTGCGGTACTGGTATCCCACCAACGTCTTCCAATATTGGCATCATACCAAGCTGTGCTGATATACAAGTTTTTGCTGGGATCGCTGGACTGTGTATATTTTGCAGGATCTACTCGGTTTACAATATCTATGTCGTCTAAAAATACCTGTGGTAGCTTAAATTTCTTAGGATCGAAGATGTCAACTTTGGCCAAAGTTTTTCCACTGAGTTTGTTATAAATTACCAAATGCTCAATGTTGCCGGGATCTACAGGTAAACTCTGTGATTTAACCACTGTGGCTATGTCATTGTTGTCTTCGTCTTTGGATAACTGATAAACTTTATAATTGCCGAATCCAATAGTATTGTCCGAACCAACTGCATCATCCACAATGGCCACAGGATACACTGTACTATATCCACTGGCTGTCAGTGGAGGGATTATGTTTGCTGTACCCAGTGCATTATCTCTTGGATTAAATTTTTTATTCCAAACATACTTGCCGCTGGCTTTTGCAGCGTTTAATTCTTCTTCTGTTTTAAATCTAACCGGTCTGAATACAAAAACTTTGCCTGTTTTAATAGTACCTGGAATGTTTGTGTTTATATAAAAATAATGGCTTGGACCAATTTGTTCTATGCCGTCTACTCGCCAAACACCGTTTACACTGCTGGCTCCATTGTCCGCATTTACTAACAATACTAGATCATCCTTGACCAATCCATGATTTTTATTTGTTGCTATACGTGCTTTGCTGGTATCACTGGGTCCAGGACATGCTTCTGTGATACCTATATCTAAATCCATTAACTGCAATACTTGCCATGTTGATCCAGTGTCATATTTTTCAACAAAAACGTTGGGTAGATATGGTTCATTGATCGGAGAGAAATATGCTTGATTAACTGTCCATGTATTTGGCGACACAATTTTGTTTGCAACATACAGGCGTCCATTGATTCGCACTTGTTCATTTTTCTTATATGATGCAGTAGCGTCATATGCAGGTATGCTCCATAATTGTTCAAAGTCTGCATACATGGACGTCAAAGTATCAACAGAACTTACAATATAATCAGTGTCACCGTTGATTACAGGTCCTGTAGTATTGAATATACTATAGTTCTTATTAAAAGTATTAAATCTTAGATTTTTACCATAGGGTTTGTGTACCCAGCGGCTGCCTCGATCACCTACGTAGATTATACGATCTGATTCAAGATCATCTACTTGGAATTTTATAATCTGAGGATCTTTTACAAGGTCTGCCTGAGTAATTTCAAATTCATAGAAATCTATGTTACTAGTATTGCCGAACTCACCGGTACGAACCATGTATTCCTCATAAGCGATTGTATTAGAACCGTCTTTGTGTGTTAATGGCTCCAGTGCATTAAAAACTTGCTGTGTGCCTTTGGTAAACGCTATACCTGTTTTGAACAAGGTTTCGCTTTGCTCTTGTAAGAATAATTGTCTCAATTCTGGATTTCTATTAAGTCCAAATTGACCCCTGCTTGCTTCTAACATGTCGGTGTCATGCAATACATTCTCTACGTCCAGTAAAGTTCTACCTGTATCCGCCATGGTATCATAATTAGGAATAATATCAGTACCGCTTATGATATATCCAGGAGTATCATATTTTCCGGTCCATGCGTCGGTTTTCTTACCGGCCAAAACATAACTTCTTTTAGACGTAGCTTGTTCAGGTAAGAAATATATGTCATTGAACGCACTGCGCCCGGACAAGTGTAATACACTTTCGTAGGTTACAAATATAAGTTTAATTCCATATACAGGTTTATTTGCACTTCTTGGTGTTATTACTATGGAATCCGCATCATCTCTATTAACTAGTATGTCGTTGCTGAACATAGGTTGGCTTAGTCTGTCAACGATTTGTCCAACATTGATATTAGACCCCAGTAAATTAGACAATTGTGTTGTATTCTTTTTAATTACTATGCGGTCAGCGGCAGGATTTAAGTCAATATAGTTACCTGCTTCCAGCGGATCATTGCTCCAGAATATAAATTGCTTGGCGCTTAACTGCCAATTTCTAACATCGCCGGTTTCAACGTCCTCAAAAACAAAACCAATATTTTCTAGATATTTTCCATAACCGATAATAAAATCGTATAAATCTTGTCTAGTTGTAAACAATGTACCATACCTAAGTTTAGCTACATCTTTTTTATTGTAATTTGTTTTTTCTTTGATTGTAAAATTACCCACAGTCTGAGATACTGTGGAGCTACCATCAACTGGTACAAAATAACTGAACAAAGAATTTTCGTTGGTAAATCCATAAACAGCCCAGGCACTGCCGTCCCAGACTATTCTCATTGCAGAATAAAAATCTTCATTTTCTGGATAATGGTGCAGTGTTCGTACTGTATAACTTTCTTCGGGTACAAACAAACTGGTTGTTTGGTTAGGAGTACTTGTGCTTTGCATTCTAACATTGTTATTATTTGAAAAACCACTAAGTAAGAATTCCTTGTTTATTTCTGTGTTATTCAATACTGCGACTACCTCTGTGGCGAAATCTCTGTTGTATAGTATACAAAATTCTGCAAAGAGACTTTCTATACCTGCTGTGAAATTAATAGAACCGTCGTTGTTTGTTTGTCTATGATAGACATGCTCTATGTTTGGCGATAGCCAGAATCCAGTTTCTTTGTCCAGCCTATGTCCGAACTCATTGATCTTAACATTACCTGGAACCCATTTGTCATTGACAAACGTAGTAGGTGAAGTCATGTACAAAGTTTTCGCCTGCGCCGCTACTCCGCGCTGAGTACTTAAAAATACTTGTTCATAGGGACTGATGTCGCCAGGTTGCCAGTGTTCTTCAGAATAGTCTAAAACTTCTGCCAGCCAAGCTACTTGTGTTGGTGCCAATAATTCACCGGTGGTATAATCAACAGGAAATGTAAAACTTTCGTCAAATCCAGTACTTCTTGCCAGCCAGACATTTATATCCGGAGTCGTACCAGGTTCTGCTCTATTGCCCGTAGCCAATGCTGTAATCAATTTGTTACGTTTAACTTCGTCAGTCCAACTATAATGAGCGTCCCACCATGTTGGTTTAACGGTGTGTGCCAACATTTCCCAGGGATGCGTATGTGGACGATCTGTGTCAAAGTAATACTTGTAAACTGCGCGCCAAGTACCTGTAATTGTAGTATCGTCGTCTCCGGTTCCTATTTGATAGTTGTATGTAAATGGATTCGTTTGATCATAGGTCGTATTTTTAAATGTAAAAATATTATTATCTTGCATCCATGCATATGATTCTATACTGGTTAATTCCAGTACTTCACCATAAGTGTATCTAGTAGTACGGAAAGCACCGGGGATATTCTTATATAAATTCTTAAATGAATTTATTTCTATGTCTCGAGCAATACTACTCCATATCGCTTTTTCGTATTCAAACAATAACTGGTCCAAGGTGTCAACAGGATACAATTTTCCGTTGACTTCGCTGGCGCCGTCTTCTAAATAATATTTAGATCCATCATGCCTAATGATAAAATATACGTCACCGGAATAACTAGAATCCCTGTAAATTTCAGGCACGTAGCATGCAGATAAACCAATTTTTGCCAAACTGGCAGGCACTCTGCTATTAAAAGTATCCGGCCAATAATTAATGGTTACAGTTTTATTTGCAAATTCAGATGCAAAGATAACTTTTGTATAATAACCTTCTAATTCTGATACCAGTTGATAATCAACACTTCTGTTAAGTACACGACCATCTGCGACAATGTGCATTAATCGTTCTTTGCCTGCTACATGTGATATTTCTCCTATGCTGGATAATAGAGACAATTCTAGATTAGAAGTCAATGCTATGTCAACTGTGTTTACTGTTTGTCCCCAGCCAATCATATTACTATGATACCAAAAATTATCATTGTCCTTTTGGTTTACATATATAGAATCCAGGGCCAATCCAATTAATTGTAATTGCGTATACTTTTCTGTGTCGTAGTTATTAATAACTTGTTTTAGTTCGGTTATTAACCTTGTCATGAATGTATCATAATGTTTGCCCTGTTTGATTAATATGTCTGTTAGATCAAAGGGCATGGCTGCGGCAACCAGTGCTGTTTTGGCCAGTGGATTATTGTGCTTGATCAATGTTCCGCCATTGAATCTAAGATTAATATTATTAATGTCGTAATAAACTGCGCCGGGATCTGTGGACTCCCTGGCAGTTGGACTAGCAGACAATGAGACTCTTCCGTGTTGGTACAGTGAATAATAATTCAATGTATCTATAGTTTGGTTTAGCGGATTAATCGTTAAACTTATAGGGGCAGTTTTATCTGTGTTGTTTGTTATAAAAGATTCTAAGCCTATCTTGTCACCGGTTGTCGCTTTATTAGATAAAGCTACTGTGCCAGTTAATTTTTGTTTAAAGGTTAGGCCAGCATCATATGCTGTAGAGTCGGTGATATTATAATCATAGTCATGATACACTGGACTAGATTTGTCAAGATAGTACGCATTATTGATAAAGCGCCATTTTTCTATGGGCTTGACTATGGCTGTTCGTATACTATTATTATAACTCCAGTATAATCTTACACGATCCTGACCGAATTCGTTGACCACATATTCAGTGCCGTTATTGTAGGTTTCGCTTAGGTCTAATGTAATGACACCGTTTGTGATACCGTTGTTGGATATGACTTGTTCTGCGATATCCACGGGACCAAGCACATTGTTAACCATACCGGTACCGTGTAGTGCCAAGGGATGCTCTAAACCATGACAATAAATTTTGAATATGCCGCCGGAAACCAATGGAATAAAACTTTCCACATTGTTTGTTGACGTTTTAGTTGTGAATTTTGTTAGGGCAAGGCCGTTTAGTTTATAATATAAATCCACGTCACCATTGTTGTTGGGATATACGTGCAATTCATTGAACCCATTTACGGCTGGTATTATCTCTACACTCCACGCTTCGTCTTCATATTCTTCATAGGTTAGATCTTGTAACTGTGGTGACAAATCCAGACCCTGGCGCGGGATATAAAATGGTAAATTACCTGCGGCTTTACTGTATGCCCAGGGTCCTTTCATACTGACATCTGTTTTTGTTACAGAATTAAAATAACCAAAATCTCGATCAATGTCTGTGGTAAATTTGATTTGGTTTGCGCCCACTGCGCCGGATTTAGTTTCATCTATGGCATCATAGTCAATATTACTAATAGTAACATATTTGTTTAATATTATGTCATAGGTAGGTCCTGGCATAAAGCCCAGTATGACGCCTCCACGGAAGTTTGCGTTTTCTACGTTTTCCAGGTTAGTTCCGTTGGTGTCAAAAAACTCAAACAATGGTGTTTGATTGGGCTCAACTTTATTCTGTGCCAATTGCCAGATAGAATTTTTATATATGGCCCTATAATATAACCTACTTGTTAGAGCGGTTAGCATAACACCGTCATAGTCTGCACTGTTTTGTGTAAGTGTGAACTGCGCACCTGTACCAATATTGCTGACACGCCAAATTCCCTGAGTCTTTTCAAAAATAACTTTGTCGCCATTTTTCAATTTGTAATTCAAAGAATCTACAATATTTGTTCTAGTTTGATAGTCTTCCCTGGCACCAGATAATAATGTTTTTACTTCACCTAGACTTCGGCGTGGCCAATTATACAACCTTATGCCACTGTTAAATGATATAATTGGTCTACGTGCTTGATTGTCATTTCTTGCAATATCTTCTATGTCTAAATCCAAGAAACGTGTTACAGCATGGATGGCACTTATATGATACCAGCGATCAAAAGAACTCCAGTGATTGGCATCAGGAGTGAATCTACGCATAACTACATACTCTGGCGAACCTATAGAAAATCTACTACCGTCCCAGTTTTCACTGTCCCATCTTATTGATGGTGGATCTATGGCCAGTTCTAACTTATCCCAGGGTCTCTTTTTAAAATAACCAGTAGGTAATCTTTCATCAAATGCACCTACGTCCAGCAAGCGTATGGCAGAGCCAATTCCTACTATATAGAATAACTTGGGTTTGTCTAAATCTGTGGTTAGATAACGCTGTTCCTGTTCGCCTGTAAAATATACCGTCTGACCTGACGCAAACTCTAATTCTTTGCCAGTTAGATCATCTTTGACCGTTACAAATGGCTTACTTAAAATATCTGTGGAGATAGTATATTTTGCAGTGTCTAAGTGCAATCGTATTGCAGGTAGCCCATGGTCAACCCAATAATATAATTGATAATCAACTAATCTTCTATAATCTATGGGCAATTCCAGTGTAAGTATATCACTGTCTAACTGTACGCCATCTTTAAGCGGCAATCCTTTTACTCGAAAATAATTTTCTAGATCAAGATAAGATGTCTTTGATAAGAAGTTACCCGAATCATCGTTGGCAATAATTGCAGTATTGGCCATGGACTCTCTTCTAACAGGATCAGATTCCTGTTTGAAGAACGTGTCCGCGCCGCTGGGTGCAGTTCTATGTCCATGAGTCTCTTTGAATGGCAACATCTGTCCCTTGGACGTCATAGCATTTAGCGTAGCGCCCAACATTTTTTTGTTGGGTTCTGTTTGCAGGATACTGGGTAACAAAGCCTCGTTTTTTATTTTACGTGCTTTGGTCTGACCTGGTTTTTTGTTTATTTCGCTCATCTTCCAATCCTAATATTGCTGTCTGTAATTTCATTGATAACGATAATATCGTTGACTGTTGCTACACTGGTAATCATTTCGTCTCTGTCCGGTTGTATCTGGAACAATGTACCGAATCTACCATCAGTACTTATAGGCACCAACACAACACTGTTTACTTCTGTGGGCAGCCTGCTATGTATAAATGCAGCCAATTCTGTAAAATAAAATGTTTCACCAAAATCAAAGTTACCAGGCTCAAAAAACGCATCTATCGCAGACAGCACTTTGCTTTTAACTTCATTGTCTGTGCTTCTACTTTTTGCATTTTTAATTATTTTAAACTGTGCTTGGAATTCCGGCGCACTTAGCGCACCAAATAACGGTTTAAATTTAACAGGGTGGAATATTAATTCATCTGTCATCATTTTATAAGAACTTAAATTTCTAAAACTACTGCGTATCTCTTCTGTGGTAGGCGGCAGAGGAATGTCCAAGAACTTGTTATTCTTTCTCTTCCAAGCGACAAAATCGTTGTTGTATGACTTAGTTAGAACATAAACATCTATGATGTTAGTCAAACTTGGGTTGGCTGTTTGTTCCTGACTTACCACGTGATTCCATTTGAAAATTAAACCGTCTTTGCCGGACACCGTTTTTAATACCGTATCAGTGTTTCCAGATTCTGCAGGAACGATATAAGAGAACTCCCCTTCTTCATAGGAGATTAAATCCAGAGTATTATTTTCGACAACATTAGAGAATCCTTCTGGTTCGTCAGGTAAAAAATCACCGTCAAGATCAAGAGGACTTACTTTTACTTTACTGTTATCTGTATACCCATCGTCGTAGACATAGTAGCCCGTTATTCTATATTTTTGTTTGGTAACAAGTTTATTATTCGCATCCGTAGCTATAACACTGATGTCGTCTTTGCTTATGTTCTTATAATTGGTATTAAACGCCGGTAAGAAATTAATATTGTAAAAACGAATCAGTTCTCTGCTACCAAAGATATATTCAAGTTGTCGTGTAATTATACTCCAGCCTGAAGTTTCTCTTTTTACTATAACTACCCAAGACGTATCTAAACTGTCAGAGTCAAAATCTGCTGTTTCGTCAATCGTGTCTGTGTCTACCAGTGTCCATGCAGGTACAGTATTGTCAAATGACAGTGCAAATGATTGACGCGTGTCTAATTTGTTCATCATCAAAGTTCTAACACCGTCATCAAATACTCTAGGAAACGCAGGTAATATTTCTGTTAGTAATCTATTGCCTGTAACAGACCTTGATAATTCCACTGGACCATCACCGGTAACTAAAAGACCCGTGTAGTCTCCCTGAGAATTTTCCACACCAAGTCCGTCGCCTTTGATATCAATTACGGATGCCCAAACATATGATCCATCTATGTCTTCCAGTTTAACCATAGCGCCGGGTCGCACGTTTCTTAAAATATCACCGGAACTGTAACCCAATTGTTGCGGAACATTTCCAGAATTACTGTCTGTAAAATAACCATTACTGCTGGTTAGGTCATAATATGCAACTCGCCAACGTATATCATTCATTCTTGTGATGGCCGCGCCTGCTTGATGATTCTGTACAACTGTACCCTGAGCCGCTCTTGTTAAACCATTGAACTGGTTATTTGTAATACTGCTATAAGTGAATAATTCATCATCAATTTTAATCATACCACCGTCTATGGCAAAACTGTCATAGGGATCTGCGGTGTTTATGTTATTTGCTAGTACTGTATTAATATTATCGCCGGCGTTTATATTAGTAGACAGTGTCGTATAATATTGTGTTTCGCCTAATTTTATTGTAGGATATTCTGTGGTGCTAAGTTCACCGGCAATGTTTAATTTTCCATAATAGAAGTTCAACAGACCCACGTCACTTAACTGTGATTCTATGTTATTGTTTAAAAAGTCTATGTTTCTAATTCCTGAATTATCAGCTACATAAACTGTTTTGTTGCTTTCCTGTCTATACAGATAACCATCGTCTGCAAACTCAACCAAAGGTCTACTTTTTCCAGTAGGATCCTTTAAATCTACATTGCGGCTATGTCCACTGAATGTTCTATTTTCTGCCCTCATCAACATTATATCGTTGTTTAGTGTGGTTAGGAAACCATTATAGTCATCACCCGTAACCATTCTATTCTTACTATAAAATGCTTCGGGCGCGTTTGTTTTGATTTCGTCTGTGGTTTCTGCAGGCAAACCAGTGATCATATTATCCTGCAATTCTAATACAAGATACAGGGATTGTGTATTACCATTTTCATCCTTGTATTTGATTTCCATTTTTGCATTGGATATGTCACCTGCTTTGACTCTTACATAGTCATTCTGAGATATTCTATACCATAGTCGCAGTAAACCACTGGGTGCATTAGTAAAGCTACCGTCACCAAACTTAAGACTTGTTATATCGGCATCGCTGTACAATACTTCATAGACATTTTTTTCTTTGCCGAAATTATTAGTTACAAGGTTGGTATAATCTAAGGTATCTGTTCTCTTCCAAGTTGTGAGAATATTGCCTTCCGCATCCACGCTTTGAACTGTAAAATCTTCTTCGCTGATGTTTGCAGTATTAGTTAGATCTATACTCATATTAACCTGCGGTGAAGGAATGTTTCTTGTTTCTGTTACTGTATAACCCTGCTTGGCAAACAAGAAGAAACCTGTTCTTGTGCTTCCTACTCCTCTGCCATCGTTTCTATACAGCATACTAAATGCACTGTTATAATCGGGCTCTTTTTGTGTGATAGCTCCGTCGTCTTCTAGTTTAACTGGTACCATTTCAAATGTTAGATTCATACCATCTGCCGACACCGCCAGTGGAACATTCGTTAATTTGTCCGAATTATCAAAGTCATAAGTTTCATAGGATGTACCAGAGTCGGAATCTACGTAACGCTGAACAGGCGTTCCTATGGGATTTAAATTATTAAGTGCCGCATCTAAAATTTTAACAAAGCGTTCATAGCCAACCTCACTGGGATCACTGCCCCAGGTTACGATCTGATTGGCAAGGTTATTTCCTGTACTGTCCAATACCTGAGCTGTTGTTATTACGCTGACAATTTTCAATAGTCCCTGAGCAGGTCGAACTCGCTTGGGTTTATAACTTAGCATACGTGCAATACGTAGCACACTTTCACGTTTTTCCGCGGTGTCTAAAATATTTTCTCTGGCGTTTAAATCCATGCGAAAAGCCAAGTTTTGGCCTACGTATGCAACTAAATCCAGCAAAGCAATAAATTCACTGTTTTGTATGTAATCATTGAACTCTTCTGCGTAGTTGGTCTGCATGTACGACATCATTGCAGTTCGCAGTGTGTCAAAATCGTAGCTCTTGAACTCGGCGTGTTTGAAACTGTTGTACACCACAGACCAGTCTTCTGCCCCGTATAAATTTTCTTGACGTATTATTTTTGACATCGTTTATTCCTGATTTTGCTGTGCTGATATATCGCGTTGATATGTTAACACCAATTCTGTTAAAGTGGTGGTTGGTACGTATCGCAATTGTAATATAACTTGTATGGTGTGTTCTTCTTCGTAAGTAGACACGTCCAATAACTCTAGCCTAGGATCTCTGCTAACAATTCTAACACAGTCCTCTTTTACTAATTCCAAGGTTTCTTCTGTTAAGGGATCAAATAATAGATCCCAGATCATACTGCCAAACTGCGGACTCATCAATCTGGAGCCTTTTTTGGTGTAAAATTCGTTGAGTAAGTCTTGTTTTACTAACTCAATATCATATAGCTTAAAACTACCATGAGTTTTACCTACAGTGCTAAAGCCTTTAAAATTTCTCATAACAATATTTATTTGCGAATAATGTATGTAGTTTACTAAAAGGCAGTTTGGGCATGAAAAAAGGAGCCATATGGCTCCTTTTCTTGATAATATTTGATTTATCCTGTTGCGTGTTTTAATTTCGCATCATCAAAACCAAGGTATTGTGCCCATGCTGGATCACGCATGGTATATGGCATATTTTTAGCCACTTTAACCATTTGCCAGTAGCTGGGTTCGCGCGGCTTAGACAATGGCTCCAGAACTTTTGCGCCTTTTAACCAGTTACAAGTACCGCAACAAGTCACCAAGTTGTTCCAGCCACCACCACCGCCTAGACTCTTGGGCTTTACATGGTCCAATGTTAGATCTTTGCCGGTGAACTGTTCACCACAGTACTGACATGTATAGTTGTCACGTAGATAGATCATTTTTCGGCTAAGCTGAACACGATTGCGTGAACGCACATAGCGCCTAGTCATAATGATGCTAGGAACCGGCATTGCCATTTTTTGACTGTGAACAACCCAGTCGTCGTGATTCTTAACCACAACTACTTTGTTTAAAAAAACCAATTTGATAGCAGTCTGCCAGTCGATAACACTGGGAGGCAGCATGTTCAATGGCTGTCCGTCATGATTGAGTAATAAAGTGTCGCACATAGTTGTTATTTAACATTAGAATTTTCATTATACGACATTAAATAATATTTGTCAACAGGAGGTATTATGGACATCGATTCCTTAGAACATCACATCCGTGCACTGGATAACCAACATACTACATTAGCTAGAAAACTGGACGCTATGCTCAAACAACCAAGCTGGAATGAGTTTGAAGCGGAAGATTTGAAAAAACAAAAACTCAGACTTAAAGACGAGCTATCCAGAATGTATAGACGACGACACGAGATGATGAATGAGCACACCTGGGATTAATACTTCAGTTAACTGTTTACGACAAGTAATTAAAAAGTTAGCAGAATTGGAATCTGCGGCGTTGAGTACTGCTGTAGATAACATTTCTTCTGAACAATTCCACGACTTAGACACTGAATTAGTTGGTCTGACCAACGGCAGGTTACAGTTAGAATATGCCGTTAGATCAAAATGGCTGGAACTGGGCGGGGATGAACTGACGTTAGAGATCGAACGTGCTAAAGCTAGATTGGTGCAATTGGAACAATATTTCAACTATTCGCACGAGCAAGATCATTATGAGCTTAAGCCTGCATTGTTTACTTTAACCAATGAACTATTTGATTTAAAAAGAAAACTACATCTTTTAGAAGACAGTGACGTTGATTTTGGCTTACCTGCCAGTGTGATATCACTGCTATTGCGATTCAAATTTATTAACGCAAATAATTGACAATAAATCACTTTTATTGTATAATGTCAGCATGTACTAACACAATCAAAGGTGTATATGAAAAAACCCTGGGAAATTACTGCAGAATTGGAATCTGATAATAGTCGCCTTGTCAAAGAGGCTGTGGTCGCTAGAGAAGCCAGTGCAGGTAACACTGAATTTTTCGAAGGTTGCCGACTAGCACTAGACAGCATGGTTACTTTTGGTCTCAAGCAAATCAAGGAAAAAACTGATGAAGATGGGCCTGGACTGGACTGGGCTTCATTTTATAATGCCGCAGAGCTTTTTATTAATCGTGCATGCACGGGCAACTCGGCACGTGATGTGGTTACTCAGCTAACGGCGCAAGCAACTAAAGAACAATGGAACGGCTGGTATCGACGCATTCTGATCAAGGATCTGCGCTGTGGTGTCAGCGAAACAACTATCAACAAAATGGTAAAAGGTCATGCGGAATATATTGTACCTGTCTTTAGCTGTCAACTTGCTCACGATAGTGCTAATCACGAGACTAAAGTTCAAGGAACTAAGATCATTGAAGTCAAACTTGATGGGGTCCGTGTCATCACTATTGTTTATCCAGATGGCCGTGTTGATCAGTTTAGTCGTAATGGTAAGGAACTTGTAAACTTTGAACTAGTCAAACAACAAATCAGCAAAGTAGCAGGCACTTTTACTGAACCCATGGTACTGGACGGTGAGATCATGAGCTCCAGCTTCCAGGACTTGATGCGGCAAGTGCATCG